CAATCAGTTCAGCTTGGCGCATTGTGTTGAGTCCAGGGTGGGCGGCTTCCACCGCGTCCCGAATCTTTTGCCAGCGGGCTAGGCCTGAACCGAGGTCAGGGCTTGTTAAGGTAGGGTTGGCTTCTAAAATTTCCTTGGGTGTCATGACCCGTTCCTCTCTTTGATTTCAACCTCTAAGGCTTGCACTATATCTCCCAGCTCACCATCAATCGTTTCCCATAAGGTTTTAGCGTGAAGGGTTTTGGCCGTGGTAATCGCGTGCTCTTCATCCTCGAAGAAGTCGCCTTGACCAAAAGTATCCAGAATAGTTTTACCGTCAATTTTCACGCGGTATTCAGTCCAGCCGTGGTGACCCGAACAATCGTTCCAGCTTGGTGGAACTTCCCTTGTTTCGACCCGAACACCTGACAAGCCGTAACGCCAATCGTCGGACAGGTCCAGGTGATTTACAATCCAGTGATAACAGTCCTCAGAGGACCCGAACGAGCGCCGGTATTCCCGCCCTGTTTTTGTGCTGCGAATTAAATAAGTTTCCATTGGTGTTGTCCTTGTTTGAGTTAACCCGATAATGGTCCGGCCCGGGCGAGCTACTACCCGAGCCGGACTTTATGGGGTCAACCCTCTTGAGCGTCTAAGGCATTGTGAACCGCAAGGACACGGTACAACTCCTCTAGGCGCTTCAATGAGTATGAATCGGGCTGACCCTCGCCAGCAAATTCGGCGACAAGTGATTGGAGGCGGGAGTGGATAAAGCTAATCAAGGTGCTGCGTGTCATGATTTTACCTCGCTTTCGTACCCGTCGAACCATTCGACGTGCTCGGTTGTTGACCCGTCAGGGTGTACTTTGGTTACAGCTTGCCGCGTGTCCGGTCGCTGGCAATGGGCTTGGGCTTCCTCAAGTGTCAACCCGCGCTTTATGACGCGGTTCATACCCTTAAACTTGAACCGGATAATTTTGTAAGTTTCCATGCTATTTCCTCCTCTTAGGCATTGCTCTAAACATCATTTCTGAACTAGTCGCACGCCGCGAAAACATCGCACGCATTCGAATTTGGTGGCTGTATTCCGCATCCATTCGGTGCTGAATTTTCGCGGGGTCGAATAGTAGCTCCAGCAAAAGTTGATTTTTTGCGTCGTCTGGGGTCACTCGCCACAATTGGCGAAACATAACGCACCAGGCCCTCCATTTTTGAATAAACATTCTCGTTCTGTTCATTGGTTTGTCCTTGTTAATGGGAGTGTTATAGGCTCCATTGGCTACCCTGGGCACGACTCCAAGGTAGCCTAGCAACACACAACACAGGAAAACTTAGTAAGGTAGGTTGGAGTAAGGATACAGCTTAACCAGCCCACCGCACTTAAGCACACCCACAAAACATTGGAGCTTAGGTGAATATTCCGGAGAATCCTTCAAGAGGTCGTCAACAATACCGGCGGGATAGTGGGTATACCCGGGCGAAGCTTGCTCGTTTATTTCCTCGACTGAATCCAGAGACGACTCAAAAAACAGCTCGAATTTAATGTTAACCCGGGTCGAGTTCCATTCGGTAAAGCTTCGCAAGGGCTCACAGTGCCAGCCCACCACTTGGTCATAGAAACCAGACTCGCCTAGGTTATCAACCTTATAGAGTCGCCAAGCCCCATAGTTGCCCCGAGGGTCGCCACCTAAGTGGGGCTCGACTGCCACGTAGATATCATCCGCCCAAGTATAATCCGCGCAATCGTATGGTGCGAAAACTTGCCACGCAAAACCGTCACTCAATTGCTGCTCGTGGTTGTACGTGTTCCCCAGTTGCCCTTGCGCTTGGTAGGGTTGACCCTCTAGACACCCGATAAGCTTGGCAAGCCCGTCCTCGCAATTAGAAAGCCAGTCGCCTGGTTCTAGTTCAAAGGTTTCCATAAGGGGCGAGTCCAGCTCGATAGGGTCGCCTAGTGTCGCCTCTAAGAATTTCTCAGTGTCCAGAGAGGTGCAATCAAAGTAGTTCAAATCAACGTTAATCATAGGGAAGGTTCCTTGTGTGAAAATTAGCTCTAGACCGTTGGTATCAATATCTTGACGCCAGGGTCAATTATATAATGAAGATAGGTGTAGATAATATTCCCGAAAAAATGAACTAGTGAAGATAATGACTTGAGGTGAAGATAGGTTTTAAGGCACTTTTTAAACGATATCAGGCACTTATGAGTATGGGTGTTCTATATTCTTACTCTAAACGTTTGAAATTCTTATAGGACACAATATCAGGCACTTAGAGCGCTAGCGCGTATACGTAAAAGATAGTTTGGCGAGGTGGATCATTAGGTTCATAGGTTCATTTATCTTCATTCGCTTGACGAATGGTGTCTTATGGGGTGAAAGTGGGGTAACGTTATCGGGTCACTTGGGAGTATACATATAAAACGAGTGACCGTTTATGCTCTCAAGTGGCCTTTATCGACCTGACCTGACCCTATTTGACCCTATTAGGTCCCGAATACCCGAAAACGCGAACCCGAATAGAGCAGGCCGGTGGGATATGTCCTGAATGAATCGCTGAAACTGTGGATTTTTAGGCAAAAAAAGCCCCGGACATTGCCGGGGCTCGATAGGGTGGGTGGGTTAGACTATTTCAGCTTGCCGTATCCCGGCGTTCCCTCTCGTGAAGATATGTCTCCTCTAATTACTTGCAGGCGAGTCATAACGCTTCGCACGTAGTCATGAGGAAAGACCTCGCTGAAATGGTGCGCGGCGCGGTCGTTTGACAGGTCTTGGATTAATTCGGTTAACTGCTTGTCGGCAAACTTGCACGCGTTCTTGTGAATTTCTGCTTCTGTCGGTCGTTTTACTGTCTTTGTCATTTCATAACTCCATTGGTTGTTTCTACAATTGCGTACAGGGCTCCGTCAGAATCGGCGGTCGCCCAAGCTTTTGAAAGGTGGTCTACAATGATTTTTTCGCCATTGCGGATTACGTGAAAGTGCGTATCGCCCTTGGTGGGGTCAAACTGGATACGCTCCGCACTGGCTGGGATTGCTGTCATGGTTTCAGGTTGAACGGTAGCAGCTTTGAACCACGCAAACACCTTGCGGCTGCCGGTACCAGCATTGCACTTTGCAAAGTGCTTGTTGGTGAATGACGGGTGACGAACCACGACGTCAATAAGTACAGCTTGCGAGCAGTGCAGGGTCTTACTTGGAACGTAGGACCAACAACCTTTGTTTAAGTTGCGGTGAAATTGTATGCGTTTCATGCGTAAACCCTCACAACGCTTCCGGATACATAGGGGCTTCCGTTCATGTCCATACCATGCATTGGGCGGTCACTTGTGGGGCACGCCTTGTAGATGCATACAAGACCGATATCGAGCAAAGTAAACGTTCGGTGGTAGATGTAGCCAGACAAATTCATATGCCACTGGCGGAGAACCTTCAAAAACATAACGGCGTATGTCCTGCCGTTTGCGGACCAAAATAAACAACTCACAGTAGCTCCAATGAGTAGGGGTTGAATTAGTATTGATGCAAGCGTCATGCCACGAACGGGGTACAATATTACTAGGCTTTTCTGGCTACTGTGGACGACCTGACACAACCCGGTGCGTCAATATTGACACACCCGTCAATTGCCCTATGTTGCACTACACTGCGATACATATAGTGTAACGTATGGCAACTGCACTACATGTATGGCAACTGCACTGCCCTACATTGCCATGCACTACATGTATGGCAACTGCCCTACCATACACTACCCTACCCTACCCCCGATCCGGCTTCCCCCCTTTTCATTAAATACCCTCACACTCACTCACCCCAGATTCACTTTTGACGCATTACGTCACAGCCTTTTCCTTGAACAGGTCTTCGGTGTATTCTACTGTAGTCTTGCGGTGTTGGGATGTAGCGCCTGCAAGCTACCCCCAAACTGACCTAGTCAGCTCCCAGCATCGCACCACCTTTTGGTGCCCTTTCGAGGGACGAGCACAGGAGTGCATAAATGAGCAGGAAAATATACAACGCCGGGAAACTCCAAGTCCGGTACGAAAAAGCCGCCTCTCAGGGTGCCGCTGGAAAACAAGACCGAGAAGAGCTTCTGGCGCAGGCCGACCAAGACATCGAAGACGAAGGTGCCTTTGTAGAAATCAATCGAGACGCCAACGAGCTAATCGATGTCCATGTTCTCCCCAGCCTGCACTCTATGATGGAAAATATGTACACCATCATCGATGCGGAGACCCGCAGACTAATGCGACAAACTGTGTCGGGTGGCGGCATGGATAAGGTCGATTCTCAGCACTTCGGTCAGCTGACTCGTAGCATCTGCCAACTGGCAAATCTTGAGCACGGGATTCGAGAGCAAAACCAGCTCGACCAAATCTCTGATGACGAACTTAAACGCTTGGCCGACATTGCCTACAAGAAATTAAAAGGGAAATCCAAATGAGCACACCTTATGCGACCCTTGCATACAATCCGATTAAAGATAACGACAAGCTCCCCGTGCTAGTTCGGCTGGCAAGCACCGCCGACTCGTCTCTGGTCTACAGCACTTGGCTTCGCAGTTACGCCGACCAAAACAAAGACCAGCACCGGGGCATTCTGTATAAAAGCCACCGAAAAATCATAAGAAATCTTATGGAAAAGTCGGTTACCGTTATGGCGGTGATGGATGACGACCCCAATCAGATTTTTGCGTGGATGTGCGGAATCAGGACCAAAACAGGGCCTCTTTTAGTGCATTACTGCTATGTTAAGGATGCTTTTCGGCGTTTAGGGCTCGCAAGCCTGCTGCTTAGGTACTTTGAACACCGTCAGGGGGAGCCGATTGTCTGTAGCCATAAGGGTTATGTGTATAAATCTCTCCGTGATAGGTATAATCTTTTCTATGTCCCACAGGTGCAAGAAACCCACGGGGTAGATAAGTTTGAGGATGGAAAATGGAAATTGTAGGATTTACGCTAAAACATGACTGCCGCCCAGTGTTTGACAAGATTGCAATCAATCTAAAGGCACCAAACCACAAAGGGTTTACCCTAAAATGGGGGCCAAACAAAAACGGCGTCATTGTAATCCATGAAAGGCACGGGACTATGTATTTGCCCATGTCGTCTATCTCTCATGTTGAAATTACTGAAGAAGAGAAGAAAAAGACTACCCGGAAACCCAGAAGCGTGAAGGCAAAGAGTAATGGGGAAATCACCGCCCAAGCATGACGCTCGGGCGCTTGTCCGAGAGTACATAAAAAGATTTGGTGATCCTGAAGCCTTGCAAGAGGACAAAGGAGTTGCCAAGGACCGGACTTATCGGTGGCAGGAAGATTTGTTTGAACAGCAGATTGCGTTCATCAATGACCCTGCCTCGTTTAAGACCGCGCTGTGCTCTCGTCGTGCAGGCAAAACTTACGCGGCCTGTTACTACCTCATTGAAACAGCATCTCGAAATCCAGACAGCATTTCGGCCTATATTGCCCTAACGCGAAACAGTGCCAAGCGTCTTATGTGGCTGGAGCTTAAACGGGCCAACCGTAAGTACCATATCGGGATGCACTTTAATAACTCCGAACTTATTGCTACGCTCCCCAACCGAAGCCAACTTGTGCTGACGGGAGCAAACGATGAAGCTGATATTGATAAGTTGCGGGGTTCTGCTTACCACCTGGTTATTCTTGACGAAGCCGCAAGTTTCGGACGCCACCTTGAAGAGCTGGTGGAAGAAGTTCTTGAGCCTGCGCTAATTGACCACAACGGCACAATGGCTATGATTGGAACACCCAACGCTGCTTGCTCGGGGATGTTTCATAGGGCATCGACCGATAAGGCCCAAGGTTACAGCAACCACCATTGGACCATCATGGAGAATCCGCACATTCCTCATGCTGAGCAATGGCTTGAGCGCCGGATGAAGCAAAAGCACTGGGACAAAACCCACCCTGTCTATATGCGGGAGTGGCAAGGAAAGTGGATACGCTCAAACGACTCTTTGATTTACAAGTACACCGAAGAGAAGAATTTTTACGTAGACATCCCTCACCACGAGCATGACTTTGATTTTATTCTCGGGGTGGATTTAGGTTATGAGGATGCCACAGCTTTCGTTATCGGTGCTTATTGCCCGGAGCTGCCTGATTTCTATATTGTTGACTGCTACAAAGAAACCAAGATGATACCGGCCCAAATTGCTCAAAAAATCAAAGAGCTTGATTCACAGTATGATTTCACTATCATGGTCGCCGACACGGGGGGTCTTGGTAAGTCTATTGTGGAAGAATTTCGACATCGTTACGAGTTACCAATACGCGCAGCAGAAAAGCGTAACAAGGCGTCCTATATTGAACTGATGAACTCAGACCTACACTGCGGTTTTATAAAGGTCTTTGAAGGGTGCGAGTTACTAGATGAGTGGGATTTACTCCAGTGGGACGAAGACAGAAAAAAAGAAGATTCGCGTTTTGAGAATCACCTCTCGGATGCGTGTTTATATGCGTGGCGTGAGAGCAAGCATTACACGTACAAGCAAAAGGCTATTGCGCCAAAGCATGGAACTCCTGAGTATTATGATGCTCTAGAAGAACAGATTTGGTCAGACAAGGCCGAAGCAATCGATAAAGAAGACGGACAAGCATGGTGGGAAAATGAATGGACGCTGAACTAGAAGAAATAATTGAAGCCGCTAAGAAGCATGGTCTTAAGCGGTTGCGGGTTGGTGATATCGAAGTAGAGCTATGGGACAAGCCCCAGATTCGACGCGCTCAGGTACAAGCAGTTCCTGAAACGTCGAGCACAAAGGGTCTTTCCGAAGATGAGCAATACTTTGAAGACTTATTTTATTCAGCAGGTGGTTAACTTGCGGGGAGTCTCAAAATGAAAAAGCTAGGGTATTGGTGGAACGAGCAAACAGAACCTCACGATCTTGTATTTGAGGTAGTTGAGCACTTAACGAACAATCAGGGTTACCACTCAACAAACAACATCAACCACGCACGCCTTTACGGCAACATTAGTTATCGCGATTTGGGAAGCGGTAATTTAGTCCAGCGAGCCAAGACAAGCGCAAAGAACCGCGTAACGCTAAACATCATTCAATCTATGTGTGATACCGTTACAGCGCGAGTTGCTAAAGCTAAACCTATGGCCACCTACTTAACAACTGGCGGCGACTGGGCAATGCAGCGAAAAGCTAAAAGCTTAACCAAGTTTACCGCAGGCCAGTTCTATGGTTCCGACATCTACAAGGTTGCCCCGAAGGTATTTTTAGACGCTTGCGTTTTTGGTACGGGCGTCATGAAAATACATGAGTATGACGGTGAAATTATATGCGAGCGCGTTTTTCCTGACGAAATTATTGTCGATGACCTAGAGGCTCGCAACGGCAACCCACGCCAGATGTTTCAGCGAAAGATTGTAGACAAACAAGTCCTAGCTTCGCTTTTCCCTGAGTTTGCAAAGCAAATTGAAGAAGCTTCTCCGTTAGAGGACGACGATTCCTTATACAGAGCCAGTGAGCAAATTGAATGCCTTGAAGCTTGGCACTTACCTAGCTCAAAAGGCGCGAAAGACGGTCGCCACGTTATTACGATTGAAAACGCAACCTTGCTTGATGATTCTTGGGAGCGCGATGGCTTTCCGTTTGCATTTATTCACTGGACGAGCCGATTGCTTGGTTTTTGGGGGCAAGGGCTCGCAGAACAGCTTACTGGCATCCAGGTAGAGATAAACCGCTTGCTGCGGAACATCCAACAGCAAATGCACCTCGCAACACCGAAGGTTTTTGTTGAAAGTGGCTCTAAAATCTCAAAAGCTCACATAAACAACGAAATTTGGGGCGTAATTGAGTATGCAGGCACTCCGCCGCAGTTTTTTGTCCCTAAAACCGTTTCCGGTGAGATATTTAGTCACTTAGACCGTCTATTCAACCGTGCATACGAAATTGCGGGTGTAAGTCAGCTTGCAGCGGGTGCAAAGAAGCCAGCGGGCCTGGAATCGGGCGTTGCGCTTCGAGAGTTTCAAGATATTGAGTCCGAGCGGTTTTTAATGGTCGCAAAAGCTTACGAGCAGCTATTTCTAGACGCAGCAGCTCAAATGATTGATATTGCGCGTGAAGTGTCCGAAAGAGGCGATGAGCTTGAGGTTATTAGTCACGGCGACGATGATATCGAAAAGATTAAGTGGTCAGACATCGATTTAGACCGAGATGAGTATGTGATGAAGGTTTACCCAACCTCACTTCTGCCTACAACGCCTGCGGCAAAGCTCCAGAAGGTTATCGAAATGCTGCAAGCTGGAATGATTTCACAGCAAGAGGCCAAATCCTTGCTTGATTACCCTGATTTAGAGTCTGTAAACAGCATGGCAACGGCGTCACAAGAGCTGTTCAATATGATTATTGAGCGTATTCTTGAAAAGGGTATTTACCAGTCTCCGGAACCGTACATGAACTTGTCTATGGGTATCGGGATGATGCAATCTGCTTACTTGCGGGCCAAGATTAACCAAGTTCCCGAAGCTCGGTTGGACTTGTTTAGACGATTTATCGAAGACTCCATTGGTATGCTTGCGAAGATGCAAGCAGCGGCGCAACCACAAGCACCGATGCCTATGGGGCCTATGGGGCCGGGACCAGACGCTCCCCAACAAGGAGCACCCCCGGCAGGAATGCCGGATGGAGTAGCGGCGGCTGAAATGGCTGCTGCGCCCATCCCAACAGCGTAACAACGCAAGAGGTTAATATGTCAGAAGAAGTTGTGCAGGAAGCGGCTGCTGAAGAAGCACCAAGTCAAGAATTAATGGAAGATGTAGCTGACGAGGCTGTTGAATCCGCCGAAGCTCCCGAGGCCCCCGAAGCCCCGCCGGAGCCCGAGCGCCCGGATTTTTCTCGGCAGTTTGCAGCCTTAGCCCGGAAAGAACGGGCCTTAAGGCAAAAAGAGCAAGAAATAGCCAGTTTCTCAAAGCAGCGCGAGCAGTTTGAGGGAAACTCTACGCGCTTGGCTGATTTGCAAAAACTGGCAAAAGAAAACCCTGCCAAACTTCTTGGCGAGCTTGGAATTAACTACGAAGAGTTAACAAACCAAGTCATTAATGAGGGTAACCCTACAGAAGAGCAGAAGCTTCGTCGGCAAAACGAGGTGCTTCAAGAGCGTATTCAAAAGATAGAGGACATTTATACGAAGCAGCGCGAAGAGACTGAGCAGTACCAGATAAAAGCTGCCCACACTCAGTTGGTTGACAATATTAAGAATTTCGTAGACGATAGTAATACCTTCGAGATGGTGCAGCACCACAACGCCTATTCTCTTGTCGGTGAGGTAATGCAGCAGCATTACAATACAACGCAAGAGGTGATGGAATATGGACATGCGGCAAAGCTCGTCGAGGACCACTTTATGGCGGAAGCCGAGCGTTACTTAGGCAGCAGCAAGCTGCAAGCAAGATTTCGTGAGTTAGATAAACCACGCGAGTCAGAGACTCCAGAAGCCGCCGAGCAAGCAGTGAAACGGGTGAAAACACTTAGCAACAGTGACGTTGCTAAAAAAACGGAAACATCCGGCAGCACGTTAGAGAGCAAGGAAAAATCGCTCGAACGTGTCGCTGCTATGATCAAATGGGGCGCTACGCCCTAATTTTGGAGTTATAAAATGGCAAGTCCACTCGACGTAGGTACAGTAACCGAAGCTCTTAAAGAGCACTATAAACCACTCCGTGTTCAGAACATGGTTTACAAAGACAATCCGCTTTTCGCGATGATGCCGAAATACACAAAGTTTGGCGGCGAGAATATGCCGATTCCTTTGCTTTACGCCAATCCGCAGCGCCGAAGTGCAACTTTTGCGACTGGTCAAGCTAACACGTCTACTTCAGCGTTAAAGCAATTTTTGCTGACACGGGTAAAAGATTATTCTTTCGCAAGTATTACCGGAGAGTCCATCAAGGCGACCGAGCGAGACAGCGATGCTTTCTTGCGATATGCCACAATGGAAATCGATGGTGCTCTTCACTCACTGACTCGCTCTCTTGCGGTTGCGATGTATCGTGACGGAAGCGGTAGCATTGGTCAGTCGGAAGACAACCCTGACGGCAATTATGCAAACCTTACGCTTATCAACGCAGATGACGTAACCAACTTTGAAGTGGGTATGGAAATCGCTTTTTACGCTGACTCTAGCGGTAAGCCTGGAGCAGATAGAGGCCAAAACCGGATTATCCAGTCAATTGACCGTAATGCGGCTACCAAGCAAATTACTTTTACTGCAAACATTCACGTTGATGTTGCTTACACTGACCACTTGGTTATTGCTGGCGATAAAGATGCGAAAGTGACTGGCCTTGATGGTTGGGTTCCTTCAGCAGCTCCAGCCGCAACTGCATTCTTTGGCGTTGACCGAACGGCAGACGTGACTCGCTTGGGTGGTAATCGCTTCGATGGTTCAGCTCTTCCGATTGAAGAGGCATTGATTGGCGGCGCATCTCAAGTAGCTCGCGAAGGTGGTCGTCCAGACCATTGCTTTGTTGATTTTGCTACTTTTGCAAATCTTGAAAAAGCTCTTGGCTCAAAAGTTGTTTACAGTGAGTCAAAAGCGCGTGACGTAGATATCGGCTTTGCTGGCATCGATGTTCGTGGACCACGCGGAACAATCAAGGTTATTCCTGATCAAAACTGTCAGCCAAACGTTGCTTGGATGCTTCAGATGGATACCTGGAGCCTCAACACTTTGGGTGAAGCTCCGATGTTCTTGGACCTTGATAACAACCGTATGCTCCGCGAAAGTGCGGCAGATGCTTACGAAGTGCGCCTTGGCTACTACGGTCAAATCGCTTGCAACGCTCCGGGTTACAACTGCCGCGTAGCACTATAATTCGGACTCACTGAAGGGAGATTGAGTTATGGCGAGTAGAGATTTTAAAAATGTTCAATCGTCCGAGCGAGCGGTGAAAATCGTTTACGGTCGTGCGACAATTGGCGGATCAGGGGCACCGACCCTTGACGCCAGCTCTAGCATCGGGGTGAGAAGTATTACCCGAACCGCTGCCGGAGATTACACCATTGTACTGGGGTCATCGACTCCAGCGGCTACAGACAAGTACAGCAAACTCCTTTGGGGTGATGCGACTATTGTTGAGGCTGACGATACAGACTTACATTCTTATTTGGCGGCGGATACAGTTTCAACGGACGGTACTTTTAAGATTATTTGTACCGCTGGGGCAACAGCTACTGACCCGCCAGAAAACGCGGTTCTTTTGTTCAAAGCAGAGCTAAAGAATACCAGCGTTAAGTAAGGAGCTTGCCATGAAAGGCAAAGGTAATCTTGCCCTTATGATTCTTAAAAAGGCCAAAGAAGAAGGCCCGGAAGAGGATGATAGCGGCTTGATGAAGAAGGAGGCAGGGGAGAAATTCCTCAAGGCCATCCAAGAGAATGATGCCGATGCGGTCGTCAGTGCGATGTCCGACTTGGCAACCATGATGGATTAATTGAGTGGGGGCTACGTGCCCCCACTTTTCCTTTAGGGGATAGGTATGCCGAAGAATCTAACAACGCTTCAAAACCTTGTTGATCGTGTGCGGCAGCGAGCCGATATGATTGGCTCGGCTTTTGTCTCCGACGCCGAAGTAATCAGCTATATCAATGTAGCAATGGCTGAGATTCACGATGTTCTCGTAACCAAGTTTGAAGACTATTATATTAGCTCGGAAGAATACGTTTTACCTGGAGCTAACGGCGCTGCTTTGCCTGATACATTTTACAAGGCCCTCGGTGTTGATTTTGACGTTGGTGGGATTACCTATCGGTTAAAGCCTTACTCGTTTCAAGAGAGGGCAACGTATAACTCTCCTGGAATGATTGCTTCGACGATAACAAATACGCTTTATCATATTCAGGGCAATGTCATTAAATTTATCCCAAGCCCCACCGTGTCAGGGACAGCAACGCTTCATTATGTTCCGGAGCCCTTGCAGTTTTCCACAAGCGAGTCAGGGTACATGGATAAAACAGTCCACGACAAGGCCCCTGCCGTGGCTTACGGCTACGAAGAGTATGTTGTTATAGATGCAGCCATTAAATGCCTTCAGAAGGAAGAATCAGACGTTCAGGTGCTACTTGTGCAGAAGCAGCAGCAACTAGAGCGAATTGAGCAAGCCGCAGGTAAGCGAGATGCTGGGGAGTCCTATTCGATTAGCGACGTAAACGTCGGGACTACCTCTTATTTAGACGACGCAATTAACTTGGTGTAGTTATGATTCAATTTGAGCGCTACAGAACATCCGATCATCCCCTAACTCGGGTGCAGGATAAAATTGAGCAACTTGCAAACGACCTACAGGGATCCGGCTTGCTTAGTGGACGCTTGATTGAAAACATTGAATTTGCATCAAGTACGACACGCAACATTCAACACGGGCTGGGCAGGGTCTACCGTGGGTATATTGTTGTTTCCATTAATGCTAATGTAAACATTAAGGTAGATGACACTAAAAACAATAACAAAGCACAGTTCCTTGCACTACAAAGCCAAGGCACTGCCTGCACTGCTTCTTTGTGGGTGTTTTAATGGCGCTAGAAAAGAAAACGCTTTCATTTGCGATGCTTAAAGGCATTGATGAGAAGTCGTCAGATTCTACACGGGCACCTGACGGCTTAACGTCTTTAAGAAACATGGACTTTGGAAAAAAGGGCCAGCTAGTCAAGCGGGGCGGTTTTGTGCATGACACCAATGCCACCATTACAAAGTTTGGCGGGGGTGATATTTCTTCAGGCGTAGCCATCTCTCAATACGGCGACGAGACGTTAATTTTAGATGGTAAGAATCTATACTCTTGGATCAAAGAAGGTGACAACGGGCAAGGCTTGCTCAATCGTGGCACTTACGTCCCTTGCACGGTTAAAAACGAATTTAAAAATGTCCAAACAGATAAGCGTCAAAGCAATTGTCAGATTGCTGAAAAAAACGGCGTCCGTGTTTATGTTTGGGAAGAGTACGAGTTTCAGGGAAGCGACTACAAGACGTTTGTAGACGTTGAGCACATTGCCAGCGGTGCTCGCCTTATCGAGACAACTGAAATAAGCAGCACTGCGATTGTTATTGACGGGCCAGGTGGGGGCGGAACCGCTGCCGATACAACTACGCTTTACAAGCAAGCCCAGCCGCAATGTGCTGTTATCGGAAACTATGTTTTTATTGTTTACCAGGAACGCGATGGTTCAGCAAACCACTTAAGATATCGTTCGGTAAACTGCACAAGCATTACGACCGCCGCCGCTGTTTCTTCAGAAGCCAATTTATACAAAACGGGAACAACTGTACAAATTGAAATCGGGACAAGTTACCCTGTTTTTCAAATAGACAAATTTCTAGGCGTAACGCATTCAGATGCTATTGTTATTGCTCACACAACACCTGGAGCTAACTCAATAACAGTGGCGTACTTGACAGCAAGCGGGGCCACGCTTTCCCGGCCAGCAACTACTTTAGTAACAACGACAAACGTTTATTTTGCGCCATTCAACAAGGTTACAACCGGTGTGCCTAACGGCATAATTTTAAAATGCTTAAACGACGTAAACGCTGCATCAGAATACTCGATTGTGTTGGGGTACACTGCCGACACTGGCGGGACATACAAAGTCGTTTTAGTTCAAATAAAAGACGACTTAAGCGCTAAGATAGACCACGCCAGTCAAAACGTATTGGCTGATGGAAGCAGTACAGGAGCATTGCATCTCTTAAGAGGGACTGCTGGCTCTGTTACCGATGAGGGCGCAATAGGCGTTTTTGTAGAAGTATATTCGCCTGCCACTGACGTAGGTGTTCAGGGCAAGATTGTGCCGGAGCATTTTGTGCGGCTTTACTTGTTAGCACGGGGCGCGTCCACGATTGCAACTGAGTCAAACGTTGTAGCATTTAACACTTCTGTTACTTCTGATTTTTTTAGATACAACGGGAATATTTACTGCGTACTGTCTCAAGTAAACGACAACGCGCTGCACATTGATTTTGACGCCATTGAGCCTTCTGGAAACAGCCGGGGGCTTAACAATAACTCCGCTTTAGTAAATTTGCAGGGCGAGATAATTGGGGCGCTAAAGACAGGCAGCGCTCCGCTGTGTCTTACGTCTGACTACATAACAAACAACCCTGCTGACTTTGATGGGGGTCGAGAAAACCGGCGGTTACTTTACGGCGTGCAGCGCGTTACTTCTCGCGACAGTGCAACCGAGTTTGTGTTTGGTGCCTCTCGTCACTACGCTTACGCCTTTCACGACCCAGGGGCTTACGGCCCCGGTGATTACCCAGACAACATTTTTGGTGTAAGCCTGTTTGAGATTGATTTTGACCCTGCTCGAAAACTAGCCTCAGTAGACATTGAGAACGTTTGGCTAGGCAGCGGCGGGTTTATCCATAGTTACGATGGCAACTCGGTGGTTGAAAACAACTTTCTAAACTACCCGGCAATCAAAAAGATTGAGGAAAGCTTTAACAGCGCTACGGCTACCGGCGGGTTTAGTGACAGTAAAGTTATAAAATACTGCTGCATTTATTCGTGGACAGATGCCAAGGGGAACCTTCACCAGTCAACGCCTTCTGAAATGGTTGAGCAGACGATTACGCCCGGTAAAGCCTCAGGGGTTAGATCTATTACAGCTCCGGGCACTGGTTATGCAACAGTTATAGGTTTAGACACTACCGGGGGGTCAGGAACCGGGTGCAAGGTAAACGTAACCGCGAACGGCGCTGGTCAGATTACGGCCGTGTCGATAGCCGGTGTGACTTTTACAGGTTCGGGGTACACTGATAACGATGAATTAACGGTTGTTTACCCTGACGGCCCAGGCTCAGGTGGCACGTTCAGGATATCTTGCTCGGGTAAATCCGTTATTCAGGTTTCAGCTTACGTTCCAAGCCTTACAAGAAAAAAAGATGTAACCCTCAAGCTTTATCGTACTGACCATGCAGGGGCCACGTTTTACTTTGTTGCTGATATACCGATTCCAGAAAGAACTGCGCTAACGTCTTCAATTGTCACGTATGTTGATTTACCTATAGACGAGACAGCAATTACTTCAAGGCAGATTCTTTATACAACCGACTTACCTGCTACGGGTTTTGCGGGGTGCAGTACCGATTTAGTACGACATCAAAACAAGCTTATTTCTGCGGGAACAGATGACTCTGCGTATGCGTCAAGCGTTATTAGGGAAGGCGTGGCTCCAGGGTTTCCTCTTTTTAATCACTCTATTAATTTAACGGGTGACCCTGGAAAAATTACCGCTATTGAAAGTAACTTGGATACGCTGCTCCTTTTTACAAATAACGACGGTTATTACGTGGCAGGTTCCGGTCCTGACGTTTTAGGCCAGGGTCGGTATGGTGAGCCTCGATTATTTGCGCGAGGCCATGGAGCGTTAGAGGGTGCAGCCCACACGGATACGCCTCTCGGTGTTTTTTACCAGACTCCTCAAGGCATTCACGTAATTGGCAGGGATTTATCAATTGCCTATATTGGGGCGCAGGTTGAAGATACCGTTGGAACGCAGACTGCTGTATCTATGACACGGCGAGATTCGGACCAATGCGTTCGCATAATGCTACAAGAGGCAAGCCCTAGCGGTAAAGACATCTACTGCATTTTTAATTACTATTACAAGCAATGGACCACTTACGAAATTGTTTTTACAAGCAATGCTCATCAGGTTGGCGAGGTTTTTGACGGAACAAGCTTTCAGCGCTTAATTGCAAGCGGCTATGTTCAAACGCAGTCTAAAACAGTTTTTCGCGACACCAACACAGTGGTTTCAGGGCTAGGCACAGCCTCCGTAACAACTCAGTATACAGCCGACATAGTGACTGGGTTTATTTCTCCCACGGGGCTAATGAAAAAAGACCGCATCTACCGCTACATGGTTTTAGGCGAGTTCTTAAGCGCTCACAACCTTACGATTGAAGTCTACAACGACTACGATGGCGAAGAAGGAAGCCCTAACCAATCGGACACAGTAACTGTTTCAAGTGATCCTGCGGGCTTGTATCTGTTTCGTTCTCATATTGCGAATCAAAAATCTCGTGGCATTCAGTTAGTTTTAAAACTAGACGGTGTGGGTCAATGCGCAAACATTGAAGGGTTTGCGCTAGAGGTTGGAATGCGGCTAGATAAAACAACGTTTAAAACTATAGAGAGTAGGACATTGTAATGGCAGGTGCATTTTTAGCAGATACGTTGCAAGAACAGGCCCGAGCTGAACTGCAAGGGAAAATGATGCAAGACCAAATTGCTCGGCAAGTAGCTCGACAGATTGTTGGGCAAATTGCGCAACAAGAGATAGGTCAAAGCATTAACAGGATGCGCAGCAAGGGCAGCGCCATTGACCGCGCTGCTAATCAAACATCTCGCAGGGAAGTTGGCATGACCCAACTGGAAATGCAAAAAGACCAAGCACGAAAAGAAAAACAAATGGGGCTTATTACTGCTGCCGCTGCCGCCACCGGTGCCCTTGGTGCTCATTTTGCAACGCGAAAGCAAGAGTTGCCTGACGCACCGACAGACGCAGATGTAAGGGCCACGCACAGTCCTATAGGGCAACAAGAAGTGTCACCTGGCATGACTGTTCAGGACGTACTAGAAAAGCAAAGGCTGTATAGCTCTGTAGCCGATTTAAACCTTGAAAATGAGCTAGGGCTTCAGTCAACACTTATGGCCCCGCAGGCTTCCCCACCTGACCCCTACGCGGAATTAGATGATGAGGAATACTTGCAAAGCATTTCCAATTTTTAGGAGGCAGCTATGGCCGATGAAAACGACTACAGCATTTATGATGATATTGATGTTGAAGGTGCGACACCCACTCAAGAAGAGTACGAAGACGCCTACGGAGACGAGTCTTATGGGCACTTAGCGTTACGCACCCCAGAAGATTACGCAGACTACCTAGAAGATGAACCCACGGGCTTCGGGGTTGAAAAAGACCTAGAAGCGCGAAAGGCGGCTGCTAGGCGAGCATCAGGGCTGACGGGCGACAGGGCCTTTGAGTACGCGCAAAGACTCAAAGACATTAGCGAAGGCAAAAGAAAGACTGAAGGTCAAATTTCAGCCGAAAAAGAACTTGCTATTTTATCTAAGGCGCAACGCGGTAAGGCAATGGGGTATGGCGGGTTTAATTCCGCAGAGTTGCTTCAAAAAGCAGGTCGGTCAGCGCAGCAAGCAGAGCTTGGCGGTGAGTCAGCCATCAATAAAGCCGCCGAGCAAGCGGCAACGGCGGCAGATGACCAGTTAGAGCAGCTTCTTATTTCAGGTGAGCAACGAGCAGAAGACAAGGCTTTTGCCTTGCAGCAGCTTGCATTTCAACAAGAACAGGCGAGCAGCTCTCTTTGGTCTAATGTTCTTGGCGGCGTGTTGGGCGCTATTGGCGCAGTTGTCGGGGCCTCGTATGGCGGTCCGGGCGGTGCTATAGCTGGGGCTACAGCCGGAAAAGCGATGGGTAGCGGCGCTGGCCGCTACATGAGCTAAGGAGATACGAAGATGAGTGATGGTATGTTTCCGCCTCGCGAGCTTTATGAAGCCGAACAAGCAAGGCAGAGGGTTGCAAAAGACCCTTTTAGTGGTGGTCCCGACCACATGCGTCTTACGCCTGAAGACCTTAAGCGCCGCCAGGAAAGTGCGGCAGCTCTCGCGGCTGATGCTGCTAGGCGCGATGAAGCTCGCACTCTTTATCGTGAGCGCCCAGAAGAGTTTGTTAGAAAAACTCCCGGTATGTCAGAGGCCGCGCAAGCCGAGTATCTTCGCAGTACAGCGGGGGAAAGAGCGGATATAGCGGAGCAGGATGAAGCTTTTGTTGCCGAGCAAAAACTCCGAGCAGAGCAAGCTGTGCGCGACAAATTTGAACTTGAGGCTTTACGGGCAGGGTTGCCTGAAGATCAGTGGCCTGCTTATGTTGAAAAAAAATTAGCCGAGTCTCGTTTAGCAACGGCAGAACCAGCCATCAACACAGCAGCAGGAGCCGCGACGGAAGCAGAAACCGCAGCCGAAGAAGACCCAATATCGAAATCTATTCGAGAGCAATACGAGTTTGGCTTGGTTGAAGCCGACAGAGCGCAAAAAGCTTTTGATGCAATGCAGGAACGACAACGGCTTGCGTCAGAGCAGGTTGAACGTGAGATTGCCGCAGCAGAAAACGAGCTTAAGAATTACTCGATTGACCCTAAAAGAGCTTATGGCTCTACCGGAAACCAGGTTATGGCTGCGTTTGCCATTGCTATCGGTGCTTTTGCCGAAGGCTTGTCTGGGGGCAAGGTTCCTAACACTGCTTTTAAGATTATCGACAATGCAATCAAGCGGGACGTAGACGCTCAAAAAGCCGAGATGGGCAAGTATACCGATGTCTTAAAAAACAAAAACAACGTTTATGCTCGAATGCTTCAAAAGTTTGGCAATGAAGAAGCTGCAATGAAGGCTTCAATTACGCTTGGCCTTTCCGCTGCCGAGGCAAGCATCGACGAGCTTGCTGCTAAATACGGCCCTGATTCAAAGCAGGCGCAGGTTGCGGCAGGGTTCAAGGCTCGACTTGCAGGCGACAAAGCTAAGTTGATGTTAGATTTGGCTAAGACCAATGCTCGTATTCTTGGTAAAGGTAAAAACACTGGGCAGGCTGCGCAGCTGTTTGAAAACGCTCTGGGTGAAATTGGCTCATTGCGTACCTTGTTTAAGGAACTTGGAGAAGGTGAAGCTGCATTATCTCAACTTATTGGCGTGTTTGGGGAAGAAGCTCAGGTTTCTTACTCTCCTGGCACTGCTGCGGAATACGCGGCAGCAAGATTTGCGGTGGCGCAGTTTGTAAACAAGGCGTTTAGCGGTGCGCGTGGCTCGGATAGAGATTTAGCGGCAGTTATGGCTCGAATACCTAACCCAATAATTGCAACTCTTGACAGGAAAAAAGGTCTTCAGCTTATTAAGAATCTTGAAGAGAGTCTGACAAGAGCGGCAGGCGATAAGGGCTACCTTGTTGCTGGTGATGTTGCTCGTCAGTTTGACATTGATTACGGCACCAAAGGCACAGACGACGCGCTTAAATCGTTCAAGCCGCAGATTGATTCTATCCGAGGAACGGATCAGTAATGCCAAAGATGTTTAACATAGCTCTTAGCGAGTGGCGGGACATCCCGGAAAACGAGGTCCAGGGGGCTTACGAGTCGGGTCAGTACGTATTCGCAAAAGGGGAATTAGTCCCAGTGTCTTTGGCTGATGGGCGCTATGGAACAATTAAGGGCGAAGAGTTTAAAGATGTAATCCGCGCTGGTGGTAGTTATGACTTACCGTCTGAGCGACAGTATCGAGCTGACGAAGAGAAGTACGATTCTCGAAATGCGGAAGCCCTCCTTTTGGCCGCTGGCCGTGGTCTTACTTTCGGATTGTCTGATGTAGCGCTCGAAAAAATGGGTGCTTACACAGACGAAGAGATTCAAGGTCTCGAAGAGCATAACTCTATTCTTAGCGGCGTAGGTGAAATCGGCGGTGCCTTGGCTCCTGCGTTGCTGACTGGCGGCGGTTCTGCTTTGGGTGCAGCAGGCGTTAAGGGCTTGCTTAAACAAGGTGTGCATTACAGCCCTGCCGGATTCGCCATGCGTTCGGCGGCAGCAGCAGAAGCAGCAATAGGCAAAAAGCTCGGGGTGGAAGCGTTAGAGGGGGGCTCTAAAATGCTGCGTGCTGTGCCGGGGTTTGGCGCAGCGGGTGCAGTTGAGGGGGCTTTGTTCGGTGCGGGCGAGACTTTTTCAGAAGAGCTTCTTGGCCGTACCGACAAAACCGCAGAACAAATAGTAGGCGACATTGGCTTTGCTGCTTTGCTGGGCGGCGGTCTTTCATCTGCGTTTTCGATGGCCCCCGCAGCAGTTGCCAAAGCATTCCAGTCTCAAGCTAAAACAGAGTACCCCAAAGGCATAGCCAAGGTTGTCGGCGAGTTTAAAGACAAATACACGGCAGCAATGACAGGGATGGACGAGGAGCTTTTAGCAAAAACTCGCGACCCTAAGTTTTTGGATGATTTACTTGAGTTTGAAGACGTTGAGAAAAAGGTAAACGTTAGCGCAAGAGAATACATTGGTGACCTTTTTGGCGTTGTAGAAGGAACAACCAAAGGTGTTACCGAGGCAAAAAACAGGCTAATTCTTCCCAAAGTCAAGCCAGCCGTAGAAACTGACACCATTAACGGTTCAATGAACGCTGTTAGCGCTTACATTAAATCTCTTGGCGAGTCGTTGGATACACTCGGAGATAAGACGCAAAGAACAGCTGCTAGGCGTCTGATGAAAGACGCGGTTAAACTTCAGGACGGTATAGCAAAATCGATTGAAGATAGACTGCACGCAGCAGGCTATAAAAACCTTACCGTTAAAGTTAAGCGCGGAAAGAAGGGCAGCCCTGACTACGGCACGATAGAAGTAGTATCAAAACAAAAACCCAAGAAGCCCGGACCAATGATACTGGATGCTACGGGGGCACCAATACGACCCAAGGTTCAACCAAAAGTTAAGTACAACCTAGGGCAGGTAGAGGGACTTCTTAACAAAGGTGCAAAACCGGGAACGCTTGAAGGAACAGCGCAGCTTATTTTTAAAGAAGTAGACCGCCTAAAAATGGGCCAGAGTCGGCTTGATAGCGGGATGGCTGGATACGGCGCTTTAAGGGATTTGCTTGAAAACGAGAAGCTTTTTGGTGAAGCTGCAACAATCCAGACAAAGCTTAACAGCGCATGGAAGCCGTTGATTGAGCAGCAAAAAGAGTTTGCTTCGCAGTTTATGAAACGACACAAAGGGACCAAAAGACTTGAAGCTGATGGTCGAAAAATTAAATCGTTTCTTAGGAATTTACGCAACGAGGAAACCTCTGAACACGCACGCTCAACCGTGTTCAACGCATACGCAGACGCGTTTGATGTTTACTCGAAGGTGGCAAAAGAGGTTGGTCTTGATTTAACCGAGTCGGTACCAAGTGTTTTGAAGGGTGCTCAATCGCTTCGTAACGATTGGACAGATTTCAAGTATCTCCAAGCAGCTAAAAAAGAGCTAAGCGAATTAACGCGAAACCCCGGTTTAATTTCAGAGACTTTTGCAACGGTTGGCGGTTTTGCCTTTGGTGGCCTCCCCGGTGCTCTTGCTGCTAGGTACATCCGAAACATCGCAACACCAGGCGATGCAGTACGCCGCCGAGTTACAGCCCACGGGATTAAGTCTCGAACATCTCAAATGATTAACACTTGGGCAGAAAAATCGACCAAGCGGTTAATGGGCAATATCAAAGGAGCCCCCACGGTTAAGCCATTTGACGCCCTAACGGGCTCAAAACGAGTGTCGCTCCTCGGGTTAATTGGTGCAAAAGCAACAGGCAACGAAGAAGAAGACACGCGAAAAGAAATCGAGGCTTTTGCAACAATTGCTTCTCCAGAGGTAATGGCGCAGAAAATTAAAGACAACATGGAGCCTCTTCGCGATGCCCCGCAGATTACGGAAGCAGCCGTAGACAAGGGCGTAACCGCAGCTATGATGTACGGCGATGTTATTCGAGAAAACACTGAAACCGCCACAAACATAATAACGGGTGAGACGAGAATATCGGTCTCGGACTCAGGAGCGGCTAAAATTGCAAAGGCCCGGAACGCTTGCTTTGGAAGAGCGTGCGAGCAAGTAGCCCTTGAGTTTTCACAGGGCAGCGTAACCCCGGAAACGTTAAAAATAACAGACGCCTTATACCCTTTAAATATGACGCAATACCGAGAAGATGTCAGGACGGTGCTAGCTAAAGTTTACGAAAACTCAAGCGAGCCACCTAGTTTACAAGTCCTCCAGAGTTACGCTAGTCTTAACTATACGTCGGTTATACCTGTTCAAAGTGGACTGGCGAATCAGGCGGTGTATGAGGCACTAAAGGGACAACAGAAGCCGCAAGGCAACCGGTCTGCTGCAAGCCTTAAGGGGACAGCGAATAGGGCGAGGTCTGTAACAGACAACGCTTTGACATAACCACTTAGGCTGAAGATATGGCCTTGAGGAGATTGATATGAGAACTATTACCAAATTTGTATACGGCCTTTCCGGGACCTCTGAAGCGCACGCTATGGACCTAAAGGTTCAAGAGCATGGTCGGCAAACGTGGGAGTTCTTGGCGACAGGGACAACGACACGAGTGACCTTAAAGTCTGTTTTTAGCCATCCGACAACAGGGAGCGAAGAAACGGGCGGGCCTTTTGGTACGGGCGACACTGCCGGGGCAGACATTCAAGTAATCGACCTTACGCAAAATGAGCTTACTATTGTTAACTTTAACATGAAGCTTGAGCACGTTCGTTGCACTTATGAGAGTGACGGCGGCGGTGCTATGACAGGTAATCTTTTCATCAAAGCAACAACGGCAAAGGGGTAAGTCATGGCTAACGCAAAAATTATAAACTACGGCCAGCAAATCAGCGCAGGCTCTACGGCAATCCCAGACAACAACGCTACGGCGCTTGATATCGAATCGACGGATGCGAAAGATTATATAACGCTCGATACGACCGACGGAAACGAGATTATCACTCTCGGCCAAAAAACTTACGTTTACGGCGAGGGCGGTTCTCTCGGTGATGCTGTGTTCGATGCGGAGGACGTTGTTCTTTATGTCGAAAATGGGACAGCAAACAGCGCAGCGGCCAGCATTATCGAGGTAAACTCAAGCGGCTCTAACGGTTCACAGCTCATCATGAGCGTTGACGATGCGCACAAAGGCGTTATTAAAATCGAGGGCAGTGGTGATAACGACATGCTTCTCGGCACGTATTCCGGCGCAGGGGATACCAAGATTCAGGCGGGTGGTGTTGAGCGTGCGCGTCTATATGACAAGGGCGTAACAATTACCGGGTACGGTGGAACAACCGGTGGCTCTCCAAACGAGGCCGAAGACGTGGCGCTCTACGTTGAGAACGGTACAGCAAACAGCACGAATGCCTGCGTTGTCGAGATAAACGCTGATGGTTCAAGCGGTTCACAGGTTTGGTTTTCGGCGTCAGACGCCCTTAAGGGCTATGTCGGGTACAGCAGTAATAAAATGCTTCTGCATACCAATAATTCAGCAACTGATATCTCACTAGCGGCAAATTACATTGAGCGTCTAAATATTGATGCGGGCACAGGAGCAACAAAAATAACCGGTCCCCTATCAACGGTCGGCCTAGTGGCAACAGCATTGACCGACAGCGGCGGCACCGCATCGGTAAGCACTAGCGGCTCAAGCACTACGTTGGCGGGTGTTAATACTACGTTCCTTACTGATTTTCACGTAGGCGCAGCGATTAAGGTTGGGACTGTAACTACAACCGTTACAGCTATCGCAAGCGCAACATCGCTTACACTTGAAGATGCAATCAACACCAGCTCAACCGGTGTAACTTGTACTCGTGACGGCGGCGAACTCTTCGCGGTTAAGACTGGTGATAGTAAATCACTATTTAGCGTGAATGAAACCGGCGCAATTGGTTGCGGTAGTGCAGCGGGCACAGCTCACGCATCAAATAATATTGCAATCGGTGACGATGATGCGCTTGATGCAATCACAACAGGTGTAAGCAACGTAATCGTGGGCGGTTCCAATGCTACGCATCAGCTCACAACAGGCAGCCGCAATGTAATCGCGGGCTATCGGGCGGGTGAGGATTGCACTAGCACCAGCGACTCGGTAATTATAGGCGAGATTGCTGGCGCTGTTGGTAATATGGGGAGTCAGCAAGTTCTTATCGGAAGGGGTGCGGGCACGTCTTCAACTGATATCAACAACGTAGCAGTGGGTTATCAGGCTATGTACGATTGCAGCGGACGCAATAATGTTGCAATGGGTCACTCAGCACTTAAGGCCACCGGTTCACAAGATTCTTGCGTTGCGCTTGGGATGCAGGCGCTTGTTGCCGCGACTGGAGGCGAAAATATAGGAATCGGACAAGACGCGGGAGCCGCGATTGAGGGCGGGTCTTCAAATATCTGTATCGGCCATCAATCAAACACTGGCGCTGCACAAACTAAATCAATCGCCATAGGTCATCAAGTGGCTGCATCGGTAAACCAGAAAGCCTACATCGGTGATGGCTCAAGTTCTACGTCAATTGTTTTTAGTGGATCCGGTAACAGTTGGTCAACGGCGTCTGACAGCAGAATTAAAGAAAACGTTGAAGACAATGCCTTGGGCTTAGATTTTATTAATGCGCTTAGGCCCGTTAAATACACTGAGATAAACCCACAAGACTGGCCAGAAGAAATTAGGCCTCATATCTTTTTTGATAAAACAGCAACGCGAATTAATGAGGAAACAGGCGAAGAAGAAACCTACGTAATTCCAGCAAATGAGCGCAACCCTACTTGTACCGATGTTTTTGACGGCTTAATTGCTCAAGAAGTTAAGGCGGCAGCAGATGCAGCAGGAACAACGTTTTCAGGATTTGAAGACAGCGAGCCTAATGGCCTTGTACGTCTACAGTATGAAAAATTTGTGGTGCCTTTGATTGCAGCCTGCCAAGACTTAAGCGCTCAGGTCACGGCGTTAACTGCCAGAGTATCAGAGCTTGAGGCAGGCGACTGACATGGAAGATGCACTGCTACAATCTGGCGGAACAGCAGGTCTTATCGCTGCAATCTGGGGCGTGGCGGCTGCTATCAAACAACACAAAGAAAAAAATAATGGGGGTTCAACTTACACCCGAATAACGATTTTAGAAAACAAGGTGGGTGAGCTTCAAGAAGAGCTGACGCAGGCCAATGACAAGCTTGTTAAATGCCACCGTGATTTATGTGAGTTCCGGGAAGAATTTAGGATTTTTCTTACCCGATCTGAGACACGAGAAGAAATGCGACGGGAGATGTTGAAATGATTAAAGGTGTTACAAAAGGCGTTAAGTCTACAGAGTTTTGGATTTCTATTTTGGGAATGCTTGCAGGGACACTCTGCGCACTTTTCTCAGATAGCCAATGGGCGCAAGTGGCTGGACCAATCGCAGCCGTAATTTGCGGCGCTGCGTACACAAACGCTCGCAAAACTGTCAAAGCCGCAATTGCCCTCGGCGGTGCTAAGGTCGATGCTGCAAGGATTGCTGCGGAGGCAACCGAGGCAGTGGGAAAGTCCAAGGAGTAGTTGATGCTGTGGCGGGAGGCTTGGCGCAAGCGGAGAGTCTTCCGGAGGATACGGTTGACTTACTACTCGGTGCTGTTGTTGACAATGCTGGCCCCAGGGGGATTGCTAATCTTGATGTGCGCCTTGGTAAAGATGTCGTCGCATTCGCAAGCGGAGAGTTCGCAAATCAAGACGACTGGCAAGCGATGGCCGGTTTGAAGATGAGGTGGTAGCATGCCGGTAAAAAAAGACTCACGACTAAAGCGGGCCGGTGTTAGCGGGTACAATAAACCAAAGCGAACACCGAGCCATAAGACTAAGTCCCACGTTGTTGTTGCTAAATCTGGAAGCCAGGTTAAGACGATTCGATTTGGTCAGCAAGGTGTTACCGGTGACCGCAAGATGACAGCGCGGGCGAAGTCCTTTAAGGCTCGTCACGGCAAGAACATAGCCAAGGGCAAGATGTCTGCGGCGTACTGGGCAAATAAGGTGAAGTGGTAATGGCAGCAAAACGAAAAGGCCTGTACGCGAACATTCATGCAAAGCGAAAACGGGGCGAGACAATGCGAAAGCCTGGGGCCAAGGGTGCGCCTACGGCTAAAGCATTTAAAAAAGCTGCTAAGACAGCTAAGAAAAAGCGGAGAAAGTAATGCCACAGGGTAAGGGTACATACGGAAGCAAGGTTGGACGACCTAAAAAAGTTCAGCCTAAAAAAGCAAAACCTAAAAAATCAAAAAAGAAGAGCAAGTAAAATGGCGATGTTTCCTGGTCGAGAGATGACAGATGAAGAGCTTCTTGAAGCCAGGAGCCAATCGTCAGGTATGCAGCGAGCGTCCACGCTAGACGCCTTAAACGCTATGGCCGCGGCTGCTCCACAAGCAGAGCCTGCCCCGCCGCCGGAACCTATCAACGTTCCGCCAATGCTTGAGCGTCCTATGGGTACTATCCCAGAAGCTCTCGGTCGGCCAAGCGGCGAGGTTGTCCATCCAAGAGATAGGGCCCTTATTGATAGGTTTAAGCAATTTCAGCAAACAACACTACCGGCTCAAAAGCAGGCAAGGATGGTTGTTCCTGAAATGCTTCAGAGGATGCCCGAAGTACAGGCCCCAAGAACTGCCGAGGGCATGGTGCTCGATAAGTTTGGCGGCAGCATGGCCGCGTACAACAAGTGGTGGAACTCTTTGCCACAGGGCATGAAGCCACGAAGCTGGGACCAAGCACTTGGAATGGTGAGCAGCCCGGAAGCTCTAGGTGTTCCGAAGCCTGCACCTGAAATTAAGGCACAGGCTAAGGTCGGGACTGACTCCGAGATAGAGCCTCAACCGCAAGCTTACTACGAGCCTGCGGGGTTTGTAGGCCCTCCGTCTGAAGGGGCAGAACCTTTTGTTGGGCCTTCTGCGCCAGATAAAAAAGAAATGGCCCCTGACGATGGGGTTCGTCTTTTTGATGGGGGGGTGGATGACGGAAAAAGTTTGTTGCACCCCGTTTCGGGGGCTACGTTTCGGTCGTCTACTGCGGGGAGGCGAGGGGGGCGCACGCATGCCGGGGACGACTACGCACCTAAAAGGCTTGGGGATAAACCGCCTCTTGTGGCAATGACTGACGGAAAAGTCTTAAGGGTTAGGGACATGAAAAAATACCCGAATGCTGGAGGCAACAGGATTGAAATAGAATACGGGACCGGAAAAAATCGTTTTATGGTGCGTTACTTCCATATGGATAAACCTGCCGCTTTCAAGGTTAACGGCAAGCTACTTACTGGAGACGCCCTTGACGGGAAGCGGATTAAACGAGGAACACCTCTTGGGATAATGGGCAACACGGGCAAAGGCTCAGGGGTTCATCTGCACACAGAGCTTTACCGCCCTGACCCTAAAACGGGCGAATACGAAAAAACAAAAAAAGGCAACTACGCAAAACCCCATGATTTTGAGGCGTTTTTAAAAGGCGGTGGGAAACTTAACTACGCGCAAACGTTGCTGGCTAAGTCCACGGTGAGCAAAAAAACAACCCGAGATAAACACTACGGACACAACCACTAATGCTCCCACCAGTCTTAGCCCACATGAAACAACTAGGGCACAAAATATTCGATAATCCGAAATACGATTACGATTTAAATATCTATGGAATCAGAAATAGAACGGGCACGCCGAACACTTTCGACGACACTCTGGGTGTCCTATATCTCTGGGATGGTAACTGGCGCGGTCATTACTGGAACGGTACTGTCGATCCTGGGGCTTATTATTTAGAGCACCCAATGAACGTAAAAGGCACAGCAGTGATGGCGTGTGGCCAGTATCGAGGTGCGTATGAAATTGGGACACACCGAGGGAAGAGGGCGCTGGTTCAAACAGGCCCAGTGTCAGTGTTCCGTGACTACAACAGAGATAAAACTATCGACCGCCAAGGCCAGCCAGAGTCGGGTCTATTTGCCTGCAACTTACATCGAGCAGGTAAAGCATCTAAGTTTGTAAACCGTTGGTCGGCTGGATGCCAAGTGTGGGCAGAGGAAAAAGACTTCGAGGAGTTTCTTGATATCTGCTACAAGCAAGTGAAGCTCACAGGGTTCAAAACGTTTACGTATACGCTAATGGACCAGTGGTGGTGATGGTGCCCCACTCTAGGTAAAGTAAGTTAATCTGTTTGAGGGATTCACTAACGTCACGCTGTATCGAGTGAGGCAGTTTCTTTTACCAGCTAATCGAGGTTGAGTCTAGGCGCTAAACTCGCCATCTTTGTCAGGCATATCGCAGAGCCCCCAGCTCTGACACCCGCGCTCACTCTCATCGGCAGGCAGAAAAAGCTCTAGGCCGTATTGATGCCCCCCGCGCTCAGTCTTTGACCACTCGGCAACTTTGTCTATTGGCCAGCACTCGCCCGTTCCGCCAGTCTTGGCTTGAAAGAAGGCAGGCTTGCCAATGCCACGACTCTCAAAAGTCTCACCTGTTTGTGCCAACCGCGCTGCTGCTTTCTCCGCAACCTTTTCTTCTAGTGTCCTGATTTGAACAATTCTATCAGGGTCAGTTTCAACCATTGCCCTGATCTCACTTTTTTTTGACATGATACAGGGCCAGCACCCCACCCTCTCAGACGGGTACTTGTCTTTGAGGTACAAGGGGCAAGGGCGCAGATTGTTTCGGTTGTGGATATCTATTACGTCTTGCACTACCCAAGTAATTAGAGGCCGCCAAGTGTCGCAAAGATTTTTTCCCAAAATAGAACCGGGTTCCCACCTATCCATTTTACTACGGGCCTTACTTTCGGCTGCTCGAATCCCTACCGCGTTAATTGGTAAGGGGCTGTTGCCAAGCTCCCGGATATGGTCCCGGATAGGGAGCTTTTTTAATTGCTCAGTGCAGAATCGACCCATGCGCGAGGGCATTGCGCCCTTGGAGACCACCAAGTCTGGCATCCCTCCAGGATATTTTTTGCTAACAACGCGGTAAAACCTGTCACCAAGAAGCGGCTTCACGATGCTTTCAATGTACTCGTACAACACTGGGTGCTCCCACCCCGTGTCAGCCCAGACATAATGGATGTCATTGCTTTCCTCGAACCCGTTCTCTCGAAGCCAAAGCGCCATAGCAATCGAGTCTTTGCCGCCGCTCACAGAGCAAACAATAGGTCTTCCAGAATCCTTAATCTCTTGATCGTCCATCCCAAATTCCTGCTCGATTTAGTTCTGACGCAATGCGTCTAGATAACTCTTTTTTCTTGGCCCTTGCTCTTATCTTCAATCCTATTAACAGGGTCAGTGTAAGAGCCAGCACAACTGCCGCTATCTTCATGGTGCCCCCTGATAAACTCTAGCACGCTGCTATCTTGTTTCGTAGGCCCCGCTTGCGCCCACCCCAGGAGGAAGGCGAGCGCAAGACTAGCGATAGCAAGAAACCCTGCAATCACCAGTTGTTAGAACCGCTGGAGCCACCGGAGCCTTGCCCCTGCTCGTCATCACTTGGCGCAAGACTGATAATATAGTCAGGGTGCGCGTCGCTTTCTTTTCTATCGTTCTCTTGCAGGACAAGGCGGCGTCCGCCGAGCATGACGCCAAGAACGCCTTCGGCTTGGCCTGTCATAGTCCCGGGCTTCTTGCCCTTCCACATTGCTGCAATCTTTTCCCATCTCTGCTTTGCCATAGTATCTTCCTTAAAAAGTGAAATAAAGTTGACGCTAGCATTGTTTGAGCTTAGTATCAAGCACAGCTAACTTTTAGGAGATTTTTATGACAGGTTCATTACCAGGGTTACCTCGCAAGGTTTGCATAGGTAGCTCCGAAATTAAAAGCCTTTTGGGTACTTGTACCCACAGGGGGCCGTACGACGTGTGGGGCTCAAAGGTAACCGACGAGGAAGAGGTTTTTGTTAACGGCGAATATATGGAAGTTGCGACGGTGCTGGAGTCTTCATTCTTGAAGCTTACCGAGATGAAGTTGCAGCGCCAAGGCTTCGATATCATCATCAAGCCGGGGAAGACTGTGTATAAGGAAGTTGACGGCGTGAATCTTCGAGACACTGCCGATGGCTTTGCAGTGCCTTCTACGCGCCACCACAAGCCGCTTTACACCATTGAAACAAAGGCAGGCTACAGGGCCGACCGTGACTACTACGGTGAAGAGTGGACTGACGACGTTCACGAAGGTTACAAGGACCAGTGCATCTGGCATTGTGGGATGACAGGCGCTCCTGCCTGCGTCCTCAGCGTACAGTTTTTTCCCACTGAGTTTCCAAAAATCTACGTGATTAAGGAAGACCCTGAGCGCTTTGCGTTGCAGGTCAACACGGCTGTCTCATTCTGGAAAGACCATGTTGAAACAAATATTGCTCCGCCAACAGATGCGTCTGCTGCTTGTGCTCGACATCTTGCGAAGCTTGCTATGAATAGCGAGAACTTGAGAGATGCGTCACTTGATGAGCGCGCCTATGCCGAGGAGCTGGCCCAGCTTAAGAAGATTGAGAAAGCAAACAAGACGCGTATTTCGCTGCTTCAAAATCAATTGCGTGAAGCAACCGGCGAGTATCGCGGCATTGACTTTGGCGACGGTGCCAAGATTACGTTCTCCCCAGACAAAAACGGCAAGCGGCGTATGTCGTCATCCTTGAAAGCATTGGAGATATAAAATGACAGATATGGTAAAGGCAGCAGAGCTTGCCCTTGTGAACAATGACCTTGGTGCTCTTGACCCTGAAGCGCGGTTGGCTTTCCTTAGAAAGCTTTGCGAAAACATGGGGTTGAATCCCATGACGCAGCCGTTCCAGTACATTCGCCTGAACGGGCAACTTAAGCTCTATGCAACGAAAGGTTGCGCTGACCAGCT